TAAATAATGTTTCACACAATGTTTTAAAAATTTGGTGGGACGGCGACAATCTAAATGGAGCAGTACAAGTATTAGATACACCAGCTGGCAACATATTAAAGTCGTTATTTAAATCAGGAATAACATTGGGAATATCTAGCAGAGGGTTAGGTAGTGTAAAAGAATTATATAGAGAGAGCGCAGTTGAAGTACAAGAAGATTTTGAATTAATTTGCTGGGACTTTGTATCAAATCCATCAACAACCGGAGCTTTTATGCGACCAATGAATGAATCAAATAATAAGAATAATAAAATAATAAACAAGTATGGTAAAGTAAATGATGTCATAACATCTATACTTTGCGATGATGGAAAATGTAGGATATAAATATGGACATTAGAGCATTACTGGAATCATTAGAAACCGATCAACCAAAAATAACCAAAGAACAGAGACAAGCCTTTTTGGAATCAGTTAGAGGATTTTCGAAGTTGGGTGAGAGTGTATATGGAAGTATCAATTTAAGAGAATTGTGTGAAAAAGTAAAATATATGGTTGAAACAGCAAACCAAGTAACACTTTCAGAAAGTGATGAGTGGTTCGATAAAATGACTGTTAGCCGTAACATGAAAGAAATAGCAAATTCATATAAAGTATTCGAAAAAACAGCGCAAGAAATGTCTGTATTACGTGAAAGACTAGAAGCAGCATATGAAGATGTGGGTAATGGTTTAAGTAGATATTTTGATATAGATCAATAGGAATTATGAAAAAAATTTATTATAATATATAAGGTAAGAGATGAAACATAAAAAATTATATCATGATTTTTTTGGATATAAAAAGAAAAGATTAAATGAAGCTTCCAAAATTAAAGAAGCCCAATTAATTAACAAACTTACCGATTATCGGGGAGGTGTTGAATATTGGTTATATGACCCAGCCATGGCAAATGATGTACAAAATGAAATCAATACATTTGCTTTAGAAAAACGTATCATCCCATTGAAAAAAGAAATTATGGACGGCGGTAAAAAAGGATATTTTAAATTTAGAGTAGGAGAAGATCCTGCATTACAATCACAACAAATACAAGGATTTTTAAGTTCTAAACCAGAAATAAAAGTATTTAAATTTAATGTAATAGGTGAAGATATACCAAGTGATATAGAACAATCACCTACCCCCGACGAAGAAGCTATAGATTTAGCAGTACCATCCGCTGAAACACAACAAATTGCATCAGCTGCAGCAACACCACCAACAATTGGTGATATTCCAATTGATGTTAATGCATTAAAAAATCCTCGAATATAAAAAACAGACACATGAATAAAAAATTAAAGTATCATCAATCAACCATCCCAGGCCATGGAATAGGATCAAAAGTAGTTAATAAAGATATTAATTTTGCACTTAGAAATTGGAAACGTAAATTAAAAAATTCTAATATTCTTCTAGAGCTTAAAGAAAAACGAGAATATATAAAACCCAGTGCTCGGAAAAGACAACAACTGATCACTGCTAAATATACTCAAATGATCAAAGATCTGCACATAGACGATTAAAAATACTATTTTATTATAAGTCCTGGCATAAAAGTTAGGACTTTTTTACTGTTTTTTAAAACTGCCCTATATTTATTGTAAATACGTTATTATTCTTATATAGCGTCATAAAATTAATTATTTCTATTAAGATTCCAAATAATCTTATTTCCAAAAAACAAATTTAAGGAGAAAACAATGGCAAAATCAGATTTGCTAAAAGAAGCAATTGCGGACGCTAAGGCTGTTAAAGAAACTGCATTAGCAAACGCAAAAATTGCATTAGAAGAAGCTTTTGCTCCAAGGATTCAAAGTATGTTATCAACTAAATTAGCTGAAGATGAAATGTATGAGGATGACGATGCAGAGATGTTCGGAACTCCGGGTGAAGATCCATCTAATGAACCTTTCGTTGACGAAGCGCTAACATTAGGCGACATTCCAATAGATGAACCAGGATTAAATGCTTTAATAGGCGGCGGTGATATCGAAGGTGACGTTGTCGATGGCGACGTTGTCGATGGTGACATTGAAGGCGACTTGGCCGGCATTGAAGGCGATGTTGATTCCATCGAAGGCGATATCGGAAATATCGAAGGCGATATTGAAGTTCCAGGCGAACCAACAGCTGACGCAATCGAAGACGAAGAAGTTTTCGATGTTGATGAAGACTTAGAATTAGAATCAATCATTCGTGAGTTAGAAGAAGATCTAGCTGATGATGAATGGGCAGCTGAAAAAGATCTAACAACTGAAGAAGCTCCATATGGTGGCAACAAAGGTGACATAGATCCTGAAGATGGCAACGAAAAAGACTACGTTGGTAAAACGGAGAAAGAAGTCGCTAACGAAGATTTTGATATTAATAAAATCATCGAATCAATTCTTGAAGAAGATGAAGCTGACGCAATTGAAGATGAAGAACATGCTGATGCTTTAGAAAAGGATGCAGAAGATCAATTATCCGATGGATATGTTCCTAAAGTTGAACTTGACGAAGCTTATTCGACAATTGAATCTTTAAGGTATACTATTAATGAAGTGAATCTTTTAAATGCAAAACTTCTTTACACGAACAAATTGTTCAGAAATTTCGAATTATCAGAAAATCAAAAAATGACAGTAATTGAAAATTTTGATAGAGCTGGTAATACAAGAGAAGTAAAATTAGTGTTTAGTACATTAGCAGAAAGTTTTAAAATGCCACTAGGCAAAAAACGTAGAATTGTAAAAGAAGGCAGAGCCTCAAAATCAACTACGACAACTGCACCAACTACTAAACGAATTATTAACGAAGGCAATGAATTAGCTAATAGATGGAAAAAATTAGCTGGTTTACTTGACTAAAAAAAGAAAGAGGAAAAATAATGGAAATATCATCATTATTACAAGACCCGAATCCAAACCAAAGAAACGCAGCTAAAGGGCTAGTTTCGAAATGGGAAAGAACGGGACTTTTAGAAGGCCTCAATTCAGAGACAGAAAGAGCGGGCATGGCCCAGCTTCTTGAAAATCAAGCTAGGCAACTAGTTAGAGAGCAATCCGTTACCGGTACTGCACAAAACTCTGAAGAATGGTCCGGGGTAGCTCTTCCGTTGGTCAGAAGAATCTTTGCTGAATTTGCAGCAAAAGAATTTGTTTCTGTACAACCGATGAATTTACCTTCTGGTCTAGTATTTTACTTAGACTTTAAATATGGCACAGCACAGCCAGGGTTTACTACTACCGGTGGTACTAGTAATCCTATTCCATTTGGTTCACCAAATGCAGATAACTCCATGTTTGGTGTTACATCTGACTCTGGCGATCCATCAGGTGGATTATATGGAGCAGGACGATTTGCTTACTCAATTAATGAAGTATCAGCATCAGTCTCAGCTTCTATAACCGATCTAGATGCCGTTAGTGCAGCAGCTGCATCAGCATCTGTTAATTATAATTCAGCATTTACTAATTTAGATTTATCACAATATAAATTAATAACTGTAGAAACAGGATCGATGGCAGCTTCTTTTGATCCAACAGCTGTTAGATCATTTATTATAACAACAGGTTCGGGTGCAACACTTACACAATATCCGGCATTCACTAAATTAAGTGGTGGCGATATTCAATTTGTAATGACAGCATCCGCAGGAGCATGGGCTAGTACTAGTTATCAAGATTTTGTGTTAAGCTATAACTTGCAACCAACGGATATTACCAGAGGTGACTTTGAAGATCAGGATCCATTTACAGGTACTGCTAAGAAAAGTCTTGGTATCAATCAGGGAACTGATATTGATATACCACAAGTTAATCTTGAAATGCAGTCAGACCCAATTGTTGCGAAAACAAGAAAGTTAAAGGCTGTATGGACTCCAGAATTTGCTCAAGATTTGAATGCTTATCATTCAATTGATGCAGAGGCTGAATTAACTTCAATGTTAAGTGAGTATGTATCGATGGAAATTGATCTCGAGATTTTAGATATGCTTATCAATGGAGCAGTAACGACCGAATATTGGTCAGCTCAAGGTAACTATATTTGGGATGGAGTAAGTAACTTCACACAAAAATCAGCAGGAGCTGGTGGATGGTATAACACTCAAGGAGAGTGGTTCCAGACACTTGGTACTAAACTGCAAAAAGTATCTAATATAATTCATCAAAAGACACTGAGAGGTGGCGCTAATTTCTTAGTTACTTCACCTGCTGTTGCAACTATCCTAGAATCTATTCCAGGATTTGCTGCTAATACAGATGGAGACAAACAAGAGTTTGCCGCTGGTGTTCAAAAAATTGGTGCTATGAATAATAGATATACAGTTTATAAGAACCCATATATGCTTGAGAACGTAATCCTTATGGGATACAGAGGAGCACAATTCCTTGAAACAGGAGCTGTTTATTCTCCATATGTTCCGCTTATTATGACTCCACTAGTATATGATCCTGTAAACTTCACTCCAAGAAAAGGTGTAATGACTCGTTATGCGAAAAAAATCGTTAGACCAGAATTCTATGGTAAAGTTTATGTTCATGGATTGAATACCCTATAATAGTTAAATAGTAAAAATTTAATTAAAGATTTATAGAATTAACAATTGCAATGAGGAAGGGATGATTATTTCATCCCTTTCTTACTGTTTTAATATTTATATAAAAGAATAGTATGGGAATTCAAAATGGCAGCACCTAGAACAAAATATTCGATGCAAGTTCGAATTAGGTATAAAGGAAATTTAGTAGATGTTTTAGATAGAATTAGGGCAATTCGAATGGTTTTAATGGTTCATATCGAACAAGATTTAGGTAAAGGAGCAGAATTAATTACTATAAAAATTATGACTCAATATCCTCCTAAACAAGCATATGAAGCAATTCGAAAGTTGTGTACTACGAGGATTGAAACATTGGAACAAATGCAATTTATGGAAACGACTCTTACTAAATTACAATAACCCCTATTGAATAGATAATATTAATATTTATATATAAAAAGGTAACGAATGGATTATAGTATAAGTAAACCAATATGGCCCGGAAGTTCATCATTTAGTCCCGGAGATACTCCGTTTGGTTTTTTTGATAATGATATAATGTTCCAACAACAAGCAGATAGCTTTGCAAAATTTGCTGCGCAATATGTTGGATATCCAATAATGGATGTAGAATTAGTAGCGATTAATTTTTATACAGCATTCGAAGCAGCTGTAGTAGAATATTCAAATCAAGTTAATCAAGTTAATATTACTAATAATTTATTAAGCACATTAGGCATTAATACAGGATCAACATTTTTAACAGATGCAAGTTTTACAGATACATTAATTGGTAGTTCATTATCATATGTAACAAAACTATCAAAAACATATGGTACTGAAGCAGACTCAGGTGGGAATGTAAAATGGCATTCTGCTTCGATTGATATTAGAGATGGGGTGCAATCATATGATGTAAAAACAGCTATATCTGCATCATTGGGTATAATAGTATCTGATTCAAGCTCAATTGAAGTAAAACGGGTATTACATAATGTTCCTCCTGCTATTATAAGATATTTTGATCCATTTGTAGGAACAGGGATGGGGTCTCAACAATTATTAGATACATTTGATTGGGGTGGTTTTTCGCCATCAGTTAATTTTATGATGATGCCACTTAATCAAGATTTATTAAGAATCCAGACTATAGAATTTAATGATCGAATTAGAAAATCACATTTTTCTTTTGAAATACATGGAGATGATATAAAATTATGGCCTGTCCCTGGAACACAAGGAACAGCCGCAACTCCATATTATAAAAATGTTTGGTTTGAATTTATATTTGATGATGTTAAAGATAATGAGGCTATTTTATTTGGAAATAGTGCAGTAATGAAAGGAATAGTTTCTGATGTTTCGAATATACCATATACATATCAAAAATATAGTCAAATAAATGATATGGGCCGAGCATGGATTATTCGATATGGAGCAGCACTAGTTAAAGAAACATTGGGATATGTTAGAGGGAAATATTCTACAGTGCCTATTCCAAACAGCGAAGTAACATTAAACGGCCCAGAATTAGTATCACAAGGACAATCAGAAAAAGAAGCATTAATAACTCAATTACGTGAGTTTTTAGAGAAAATGACAAAAGAGAGTATGGTGGTACGACAACAAGCAGAAAACGATGCAATGAATGAAATATTGTCAAAAGTACCAATTAAAATTTATATAGGATAATATGGCATTATTTGGAACACAGCGAGATGCAAAATTTTTAGCATCTATTAATGCAGAATTATTAAATGCAATAGTAGATACTGAAGTTGAATTCTATAAATTAGTAATAGAACAATCAAATTCAAATATATATGGCGAATCTATATCTAAAGCGTATTATGAATCAATATTAATACCAGCATTAATTGCAAAAGAAGGTAAAACAGGAACTATGGATGATTATGGTTATACTTATACTAGAACTGCGCAGTTTGGTATATCGAGAGATATATTAGAAAAAGCAGATTTTTATCCTGAAGTTGGAGATGTAATTAAATGGGATGCTGAATATTATCAACTAGATAATGTAGACGCAAATGAATATTTTGTAGGTAAAAATCCTGATACTTGGCCAAATGGCGATAAATTTGGTTATAGTGTTTCTGTATTATGTGATACTCATGTAACAAGACAAACACCGACAAATATTAGAAAAATGAGATTTGGTACTCCAGATGATGCTCCATCATATAAAGGATATGCATAATGCCTAGATACAGAAGACAAAATATCGATCGGAAAACAAATAAACCCGATTTAAAAAGCACTGAATCTGAAAGACCTGATTTAATATTAAATCGTGCCAATCAAGTCCGGCGCGATGATGATACTGTAAGAACTCCAAAACGTACTGTTTATGATATTGACTTTGCAATAAAATGGTTTATTGAAAATGAAATACAACCACAAGTAGAAGCAGATGGACAACTAATAAAAGTTCCAGTAATTTATGCAAATGGCGAAAAGTGGGATAATGTTAGGCGATTAGGATATCTTCGTGATGAAAAAGGAATGTTACAATCTCCTATTATTGTATTAAAACGAAATTCGTTGGTAGAACGAGAACAACTTAAAAAATTAGATGTAAACAGACCAGCATCTGGAAATGTACTTCATTATCAAGCGTCTTATGATAAACGAAATCGATATGAAGATGACTTATTTCCTATACCACTAAACGATCCAGCAGAATCTGTAAAAATATATACTGTTAACATTCCTGAATATATAGATGTGGAATATGATATGTTAATGTGGACAGATTT